CAACGGACCATCTAGATAAGGTAAATTATAACTTCGATCAGATCGTTGCTAATGGTGGCGGTCCTACAGGTGCTCAAGGTTCTAAGGGTGACTTAGGCCCTCAAGGCAATAAGGGTAATAAGGGTGATCAGGGTATTGCAGGTCCTCAAGGAGATCCTGGCATTGCTACAGATTACTTCTTTAGAAACGACAATGGTACTAAGTTTACATATACACCAAGACAAGATGATGCAACTGCACCTCTTGGTTATTCTAAACCCGCATCTCTTATTCTTGGCGATGCACCATTAGATCCGTTTAGTACTAGTTCAGAAACTGATGCACTACTATATGTTAAGCAGTTTGATCATCCATATCTTGCCAAATTTGGAACTGACAATACTGATGAATTTGTAACTCTTTCTATTACTGCTGATGGTGTTGATAGAGTACTGACATGGGCACCAACTGCTTTGGGTGCTAGTACTCAAAAGTATGTTTTTAACGGAGATACTATTGTTCTTAATGGTGGTACAGGTGAAGTTATTAAACTTGACTCTACAGCATCTGAAATTGCTTCAAGCCTTTTGATTAGTGGTACACTTAGAATTTCTTCTGGTGGTCCAGGTAGCGGTAAGGTTCTTACTTCGAATGCAACTGGCGTTGCTTCTTGGACAGCACCATATGAAACACCAGTAGGTACTATTGTTATGGTACCTAAATTTGTTCTAGATCCTGCAAATGGATATATTAACTGGACTTCTACTGGTATATTAGGTACTGACTATGTAGGTCGTGGTAATGCTGGTACTGATTGGGAAGGTTGGTATTATTGCTGGGGTCAGACGTGGGGTACTTATGAGACTCCTGATATGAGAGAGGCAATGCCTGTTGGTTTTGTTAATACTGCCATGCAAGGTGCTGGTGGTTACTCAGCTGAAGTTTATACTGCCAATGGTACTCTTACAACAAACAAGGGCAGAGTGGATGCCCTTCAAGCAATTGATACAGGTTTTGCAGCACCACATAGTCACGTTATTAAAAATGTTGCACTTGGTGGTGGTGGATATGCATATACTGATATTTCAGCGGGAACTACTGCCAAGTATGTCCCTTATGTTACTAGTTCAACTGGACAAATTTCAACGGGAACTTCTGGTACGTCGGCTGTAGTAAATAACGTAAACGTAGTTCCTCCAGGTACTGTAGTTGGTTTCATGATCTATCTAGGTAGTGCAACTCTAACTTATGACACATCAGGCGGTGGCGGACCATTACCAGTAGGACCATGATCAAATTAGAATTAAATAGAGACAATATTACGTTCATCGGTCTAGTGATCGTTGTACTCCTTCTTTTGGGCCAATGTAGCTCGAATGCATCTCTGCGCGATAAGGTTAAAGAACTTAAGGGTCAAGTTACTCTAGGTGAAGCTAATTTAATGGCTAGCCAAGATTCTGTTGAAATTAAACGCCAAGAAAACGGTAACATGATTGCTGAAATCTCTGCATTTCAAATGACTAATGAACAACTTATAAAAACTAATAAAAAGTTGGCTAGTGATTATGCAAAAGCCCTTGATTTAAATAAAAAGCTAAAAGGAGTAAACTCACTTCTTAAGGCTGAAATTACAGACAAGGACAGTATTATCTTCAATAGCAACTTAAACCCAGACTCTACATTTTCATTTGCTGATTCAGCTGATTATGGCGATGGTAACTACAGATACACTTGGGTTAATGGTAAATTGATTGACACTAAAGTTACTGGCACAATTGATATTGAACAGAAGATTACCCTATGGTCTTCTATTGATGAAAAAGACGGTAAGAAAAGTTTAAAGCTTAGTACTAAATATCCATTCGACGAGATCAACTTACAAGGTGTTTCTCTAGTGAATGCTGAATTAAATGCATACAATAAAAAATCACGTTGGAATATAAACTTCGGTGTTGGACTTGGAGTTATTCCTAACGGTACGACAGGCCTTGCAGTTACACCGACAGTTGGTGTTATGTTAGGATGGTCACCTAAGTGGTTACAATTTTAAAATAAAGAATTAAAATGGCACAATCATCAAAATACGCTAGGCTAGACCAAGATGTTCTACTAGAGTTCATTTATCACGATCAAAATGTTAGCACACTTGTTAACTATCAAATTGAGATCGATGATAACGGCTCTCATGTAAAAGCTCTTAATACGACTGCATCTGCTTCTGATTCTCGCCATTTGATTCATGAGCTAGGTGCTAATGTTGTAAACTTTGATGTTACAGAGGCATCTGACAGACTAGTCATTGAGAACTTTGCAAATAGAACCCTAACACTTCAAGCTGGAAAAACATATAAGTTTGATGTTAGCGCTCTAATTAATCCACTTGACTTTACTATTAACGATTCTGGTTTCGTACCTTCAACAACTGTTGCTATTTATAATCCAACTGCAAATGGAACATTTGCATATTCTTCACCACTTCTTTTAGGTGGCATTATTACAGTTCAAAGTAATGCTAATCCGTTATATGCAACTGCTGATGAAGAAACTGGTAATGATATTAAGACTGGATCAGGTACTGTTGAAAGGTACCATGCAGTACTAGTCGATGACATCAACGGTTCTAGATATGCGCTTCTAGATTCAACAAATAACTTTATCGACAATAACCTTACTTGGACAGGTTCAACTTCATCTACTATTGATCAGGCTGATGCTGTAGATATTCCATCTAATACTATTACATACGATACAGTAAGACTTCACTTAAGATCTGGATACAACTTTGCTGGTAGAGGTCTTCAAGGTTTCTTATTCCAGGTTGGTGTACCAAGAGTTAGTGGTGTTATTTCATATTATACTTCTATTGTATATTTGAATTCATCATCATTTGAGATTCAAAACCCAACACCTTTTATTATCGGTGAAACTCTTTACTCTAAGTTTATTGAGATCAAGGTTCCTGCTCTTACTGATATGGACCCTAACTTTGCTACATGGTTTTTTGGAACAGGTGTAGATGCAGTTGATCCACTAGGTAACTATGAGATCACATTTAAACATATCCAATCAGTAGAAGATCTTGGAGGCTTTGATTATATCAATACAGTTGATGAAGTTTCCTTAACTCTTGCTAAAGAAGATGAGTTCAACGATATTGCAGCAAATCTTATTCCTGCACCAGACGGCGACTACTTCCAACTATATGCAACTAGAAATGGATCTATCACTGCATTTGATTCTTATATTGCTAATAGAATTCAAAATCTTGGTGATGACATTACAGTATTCCATGACATTACAGTATATGAACAAATCACAAGCTACTGGGATATTACATATAACATGAGCATTGTTCAAGTTGAAAACTTCGATGTTCCGATTCCATTTAGACCAGTTATTCAGAATGCATCTAATGCTATTTCATACAACATTGACTATGTAATTAGAATCTACAATGAAAAGGATAATACTCAAATTGTAAAGAGAGCATCTTATACTTCGTTTGAAACTGGCAAGTATGGTAAGAAACTTGCAAGAATCAATCTGCCTTCTTCAAACAAGATCCTTAAGGTATACAATACTATGCCTAATATTCTTGAGAACAGACAGATTACTCAGAACCTTGCAACACTACCAAACAACCAGACAAGATTCGTACCTACATTCATTGAGCGTATGAACATTGTTACAGGTTCTACTAGTGTTACAGTTTCACAAAACGAAGTTGTTGACAACTCTACTATCACATATTATTCTGATGGAAATAGCCAACTAACGCTTAGCCCATTTGATAACTATATTAAATTTAAAGTTGCTAAACAAGATGGTAACGATCTAATCTCTATTTCACTTGAAGGTGCAGATAAGGTTGTACTTGATCTTGCCGGTGTTTCAATCGATAACAACATGAACTATGATGATGTTGATTTATCTGATGGTGAAATCATGTTCAAGATCTCACAGGAGAATGCACAAAAAGCAAAGAACGCTATTGCAAACTCTTCGGACAATGTTTATATGCTTTCAATCCAGAATGGTTCAGATAAGACTATGATCCACCATGGTAAATATACAGTACTAGGTGCTTCAGCAAACACAACTGTAAGTGCACCTATTCAGGCTACAAAACAAAACATCACTTCAGCGTTATGATGTTAAACTCTAGGAGCAATCTTTATAACTTAAAGTTCCCAAGAACATTTATACCTAAAGAAGTTGCTGACAAATATAGACCGTATCTGAATAAGATGCCTGGCAATATTATTAGCGAGCCGATTGATTACGTTAACTATTCAATCCAGGGTGTTACTGTTCCAGGTATTGCATTTGATCCAGTACAACAAGACCCTAACCCAGGTACTATTACTTACAAAAGGGGTTATGTTCCTGTTCAGAATCTAATCACACGTGAATTCTCTATCGAGATGCAACTACTTGATGGTTTTATTAATTATTGGATATTAACTGATACTCTTCTATATTACTATGACAGGAGTACTAAGGAAATGTATCTAGATGATATTAAGTTACAGATCCTAGATGCCGAAGGACTTCATGTTATGAGTGCTGTTTTTGAAAAGCCTATTATGAGAGGCATTAATGAGCTTTCACTAAATATGTCTTCGAATGTGGCAGAATTTACAACATTCTCGGTTGACTTCAGTTACAATAAGTTCAACCTACTTAACGAATTAGACTGATATATAACGTATGAAAACTTTTATCGAATACCTAGAATCAAATAAAATCACTGAGCAGGAGATGCACATTCTTAATGAATCTCTAAACTCTGAGTGGACTCCTGAGCTTGAGGCTAAGGTTGATACTGCAATCGAGCAGTTCTTTGAGGAATTTAAAAATGAAGATGGTTCTTACGATTTCGATAGATTCAACGAAGAACTAACTAATGAGGGTCTTCTAGGTTCTATCCTAGGCGGTCTAACAGGTTTCGCACTAGGTAAGTCAGTTGGTAAGATTGTTGCCAAGGCACTAGGTGTTGAAAAAGGTATTTTCTATGATCTATTAACTTCAAGACTTGTAGGTGCTGCTCTAGGCGCTTCTCTTGGTAAGAATATCTAAGATGAATATCGTAGCAATCGACTTTTCAATTAACTCTCCAGGTATTTGCATCTTAAAGGATGGAAATCCATATTTCATTGCATTCTTAAAACCAACCACAGGTACAAAGGCCCAACAGGCCCTACAGTCTCAAATGACAGAACTAGGTGATGTACATCTAGTATTCCAAGAAGAGCCTAACATTGATAGGCAAGAGATGAGCCGGGTTTTAAGACACCGATACATCGCGGAAGAAATTTGCAACCTCATAGAAGAACACACGGACACATCTCAGCCCTACAGAATCTTTTTTGAAGGTGCTTCCTACGGGACATCTAGATTTGGAACAAACTCCCTCCTTGACTTGGCTTCAGCCAGCTCGATCCTTAAAAGCTTTATGTTTGACCGATTTGAGATCGAACAACTAGATGTTATTGCCCCTACATCCATTAAGAAGTTTGTTGGAAAAGGCAATATGAAGAAAGAAGGGATGTGGGAACACTTCTTAATAGATGACTCCTTTCAGTCCTCTCCCTTTTGGAAATTTTGCAAGACCATCGAGTCCTTTGAATTTAAGAAGTTACCTAAACCGGTTGATGACCTTGTAGATGCTTACTACCTTTTAAGGTTAGCCCAATCGATGTAATCTTACCCCTGGAACTGAAACCCAATTCTTGTATGCTCGTTTTGGGGCATTGTTTCATTTAGCCTAAAATATATTATATTATTACAAGATTATGAAACAAACTAAATGTTTCGTGATATATAGTATATGAAAACAATTAGCTCTGGACAGTTTCTTAGACTGCATGCCACTTTGGAAGATATGGTCGCATGTGATCGCATTAATAAAGAGGAAGCCAATGCCTTCCTAGCTAAGACAGGTTATGTACAAATGGGAGAATCCAAGTGGCAATCCCCGGATGGTAGCACGACAGAGATTATTAAGAGTTAAAAGTTTTCTGAAACATTCTTCGGGATGTTTGTATAATAGGAGTTAAAGCATCTTTGAAGTAAAGAGAGATTAACAGGTTTAAACAATTTAAAAGTAACTTAAAGGATTATGGCAGATTTTGACATTTTCAACCTGAGTGTTGCAGACGTTGACACTCACGAAACGGCATCTTCAAACAAAGAAGATATCATCTACAAGCCTACCGCAGATGACGGTAAGGACGGTACCTATAAAGCATTGATTCGCTTTGTACCAAACCCAGAAAACCCACGCAAATCATTGGTTCGCAAGTATGTCCACTGGATGACTGACCCTGCAGGCAATGGTCGCTTGGTAGACTCTCCCGCTTCAGTCGGCGAGAAGTGCCCAATTCAAGACGCATTCTTCCGTCTTCGCAAGTCAGACTCAGCAGTCGACCGCAAGATGTCAGAGAAGTTGAAGCGTCGTGAACAGTTCTACTCACTTATCAAGATCATTAAGGACCCACAACGTCCAGACTTGGAAGGTCAATACATGGTATTCAAGTATGGCTACAAGATCAAAGAAAAGATCGATGAGGAGTTGAAGCCTTCATTCGGCGAATCTACTCAAGTATTTGACCTTTTCGAAGGTAAGAACTTTGAGTTGATCATCACACGCCAGGGTGAATACAATAACTACGATAAGTCTAAGTTCTCAGCTAGCAAGTCTGCTATCGTTATCGAAGGTGCTCCTGTTGAGCGCACTAAAGATGCGATGACTGTAATCAAGGCTGAACTTGATAACGCTCCAAAGCTTGAGCCTTACGAATACCGTCAGTGGGACGATCAGACCCGTGACTTCGTAAACTCAGTACTTGGACAATACATTTCAAATCCAGGTATGGCAGTAGGTGCTGTGACTTCACGCCCTGCAGCTTCTGAATCTAAGAGTACTGCAACTTCAAGCTCGACTATCAGTCCAGCTTCAACACAGGAAGCATTCGACTTTAACGGTCCTTCTTCTACTGCGACTAAAGTTGATGCAGATGACGATCTAGAATCATTCTTGAATGACCTCGATCTCTAATCTTTCAGAGGATTTAAAGAACACAATTAGAGTTTTGGTGAAGCAGGTGGTTGTTGAAAACCACTCTGCTCCTCCAAAGCAAATGATAAAGGAGATGTCAGGTCGTTTGAACCTGGCATGTCCCTATTGTGGGGATTCTACAACGGATCTTCTCAAGAAAAGAGGTAACATCTTCTGGGACACTCTCCAATATCATTGTTATAACTGCAACCACCACTCTGATCTAACTTCTTTCTTTAGGGACCACGGCAAGCGCTTTGGATCCGGTGACGATTCTATTCATGTAATCGAGTATATTAAAGACAAGAAGGTTAATGTTAAAGAGATTAGTACACTACAACATAGTGTATACAACACTGCAGTTGAGCTAGCCATTGAGGTTAGTGATTTCAAAAGACATTTCAAAGCAGATAATATAAGCGTTGGTGATTTTGCGTGGTTCTATCTAAGAGGTAGATTACTACACAATAGAGCCGATGAATTCTTGTATTCAGCCCAACGCAAGAAGCTTTGGATATTAAATAAAACACCTGACGGTAAAATCCTAAGTTGTCAGAGCAGACAAATGGGAAAGAACGCCAGGACAAAATACTTGACATACGATCTAGCCAAGCTTTATGAAGAGATGGGACGTGAGTTTCCATTAGAAGGCGATGACTTGATTGCTGTCAACAAAATATCAACACTGTTTGGTATTATGCAAGTGGATATGATGAGACCAGTTACGGTCTTTGAAGGTCCTCTTGACGCTAAGTTCATGTTTAACTCTATCGCCCTGGCTACTGCCGGTAGATCAACAACAGAGCTTGATGAAGTACCAACAATCAGGTATATGTTTGACAATGATGAAACCGGAAAGAAGAAGATGCTAGAGAAGCTCCGTAAAGGAAAGGCTGTCTTTATGTGGTCAAAGTTCTTGAAGGATACAAAGTTGAATATATACAATGACGATATAAAGGATCTAAACGATTTGATTAAAAAGTGTTTTGAGCTTAAGAGTGATGCACATAAGAAGATCGGTGAGTATTTTACTAGTTCACATTTAGATGCTTTATACCTATGATAGACTTTAGTTGGATGGATCAGGAGTTAGATCAGTTTCATGATGATCACGAAGGCCGTAGGAATCTAAAGATGTTGATAGATTTTCAACAATCAAAGATATCCTATACTGGACCTGTGTTTAATCCTGGAACTCCTAAGATGAAGAAGAAGTTGACGGCACATAAATGGATTAAGCAGGGCAAGGATAAAGGATCTCTATTTTAAACGTAACCAAATGTCAGAAAAGAATAAGATTGTTGAGATTGACCAGTACTTAGGCAACCAACGTCAAGAATGGACCGCTAAGATCAGGGAACTGGCAAAAGCGTTTAAAAATATTGATGACCTTAACGAGGCTATGGTGACTATTCCATCATACCGCCAGATTATCATCGAACAAATTGCTCAGCTTAATATTAAGATAAAGCAACAAGAGCGTAAGATCTCAAAGGTCTACAAAGAATCCTTTATTAAATATTACGAATACGACTACAAACTTACTGACAAGCAGAAGGAATCATTCCTTAAAGCAGATATGTCAGATGACAGCATGATCCTATCTTTGTTAGAAACACAGATGGACTTTTACAAAGAATCGGTTAAGACTCTAGACAACATGAGCTGGGCCGTTCGCAACAAACTACAGCTAAATGGGCTGTAATACAGCGAGAATAAAAATGCTCAACTAATGGTGGAGCTAACGCTTACAGAAGACAACCAGTTCTTAAGAATCGATGCTGCTACAGAGCTAGAACTAGAACAGTTGAATATTTCGTTAACAAGACGCATCGAAGGCTGGAGGTTTAACCCACTGGTCAAAAGAGGTGTGTGGGATGGCTATGTGTCTTATATTAAAGATAACAAGTGGATCCCTTCTGGTCTATGGCAAGAAATTACAAAGATCTGTAAGCAGTACAAATACGAGTTAAAGATCAACGGTATAACTAGACTCTTTGACAAGAATATTACAGCCGAAGGCTTTGAAGCCTGGTCTCTTGAGTTCTTTGAGCGTAGTGAGTTAACACCTAGAGACTATCAGCTTGAAGCAGCATTTAATATCTTAAAGTTTAGAAGATCATTGTCCGAGCTTGCAACTTCAGCAGGTAAGACCATGATCTCATTCCTTACTATTGCATACATGCTAGAGAAGGAGAGCGCTAAAAAGATATTGTTTGTTGTTCCAAACGTTTCATTGGTTGTACAAGCCACTGAGGACTTTGCTGAATACAACTATGAGAACAGAGTACAGATGATGGTACAACAAGTCTACTCTGGTCAAAAGATCAAGGACAGTAGAAATGTTGTTATCGGAACTTACCAATCACTTGTAAAAAAAGGTAAAGACTTCTTTGATCAATTTGATTGTGTTATTGTAGACGAAACACACAAGGCTAAGTCAACATCGATTAAGACTATCCTACAGAAATGTGATAAGGCAACATATAGATATGGCCTGTCTGGAACCATTCCTAAAGATAATACATTAGATAGGTTAACTATCATGGCATATACTGGGCCTTTAATCACGGAGGTTAAGGCTTCTTTCCTACAACAAGAAGGCCACATTGCAGGGTGTAAAGTTAAGATCATTGAAATGAACTATGCACCTGAGACTGCCAGAAAAGCATTCATGGAACTCTCGACAAACAGATATGAGAACAAAGATGTTTTCCAGTTAGAACAAAACTATATTATTCAATCACCAGGTAGACTTAATTTTATTGTTAATGTTGTTTCAAAGGTTCCTAAAAACTCACTAGTTCTTTTCCATCGAATCGAACATGGTAAAAAACTATATGAGTTATTGAGAAGAAAGAGCGACAAAAAGGTTTACT